GCGATTCCGCTCCAAGTTTATTGAGGAGTTCTTTCGTTGCGGAGTTGCGCCCTTCTTCACGCGCCTTACCCGTGAATGTATTAACTTGCTCCTGAGAAAATCCCGCGCTTGCCTGTGGTTGTGCGGGTTGTTCTAATTGCCCGCCAGCAGGGGGCTGGGTTGTTGATTCCTGCTTTGGCTCTTGAACTTGTAAATCATCTTGCGGCATGGTACAAACCTCTCCCCGTCCTTGCGGCGGACGGTAGCCTGAATAGAAAAAGCCGGAGGCAAATCCCTGAAAAATGGGATAAGCCTCCGGCTGATTGCCGTATGCTGTAACGCTCCACAAAAATGCGGCGCGGTAAATTGTGCCGGTATTATACTACAATTTACGCCTGCGACTCATTATCTTCTCGAATGTTTGCCGTAGTTGTTGTTTCGGGTACATTGTCCAAGCAATATCTTTTGATGACCGCCGCCTGTTGCATCACTGAGGCGCGTTGCTCCTGCAAGTCTTTAGCCTGCTTCATCAATCCGGCGTAATACGCCTGCCAGAAATCGCGCTGTAAATCTAGTGTACTAAGCATAGGCATATCCGCCGTTTCCTGTGGGCTTACGATATTTCATGGCGCATTTGCATTTCACAATACAGTCCCGTTGACCAATTGGCACGAGTGATCCAATTGGAGACCAGCCCTTAGCCGTTTGTGCCAAGCATCCGTTGCAGTGGTCTGCTGTTCCTAGCATGTTTTTTTCTTCGGTGAATCCGTTTTGCGCCATCTTGCGAGCTAACATATTTTCTAGCGCAGTATACGCTGAGTCGCTATAGAGTTGCATCCTGTTGAAGAGCGCATTACCATTCAACCATGCGGCGGGGTTGTTTGCAATGTCAGACGCGAAGCTATCAAGGTATTGATATTGCTTTTTGAGGAGCGACCCCATATACCCCCAGTCACTTTGCGTAACATCCGAGCGCACCCCGCCAGCCGATAGGATTACAGCAGACTCATACTCCGAGCGTAAATACTCCCTCATTTCGGACTGCCATTCCGAGAGGGTAAAACCACCGCCTTGCAGTTGGTTTGCTATGTAGATTAAGGTCATCTTCCCAACTTCCTCTTTCGCTGAAACACCGCGAAAGCCCTGTTAATTTCAACCTGCGGGATTTTGCGACCTGTTTTTCGAACGATATAGCAAAGCCGAGTATTATCATACACAAAACGAGACTGCGAGACCTTATCGCTAACCGGTGCGGCGTCCATTAGCCCACGATACTGTGGCGGGCAGTTAGCATCCCATAGTGCCGAGAGTTCTGCCAGTCGTTGCTTGTCCGGAATCCTTACACCATCACCGCCAATTGGTCTGAGGGGAGTCCCTAGCGGTTTACGCCGTTGCGTTGCCATCGTCAATCCCTTCCGGCAGTACGTCTGCCTGTGCGAGTGCAATGGCATTCATGCGCTGAGTCGCGAATTGCGCCAGCTCTTCGGGGGAATACCCAAAGTCAGACAAGATACTTTCTGCCGGTACGGGTTCGGCGTTCGATGCGCCTACAGCCTGCCAGATTTTGGACTTTAGATTAATGCGGTATTCGTCGGTCTCTTTGATGGCGTCAATTTCATCTTTCGACAATCCAGCCTTTGCCCAAATAAATTCAGGAGGCACGCCGTACTCTTTGAGATTATTTAGTTGTTCGGGCGTGTACTCCATTCTCCAATTGGATTCAATTGCCACATCTTCATCCAATCCAGCCGCGCCATACGCATTCGCAAATCGGCGGGCGATGTTCATAACCTCTTCCCACGAATTGCCAAGCGAGACCCGCCGCCGCGCCGCTTTCTTTTGCAGTGGCTTATCCTGTTCCTTCAACGTCTCACTCCCCGCAATTTGCCCCGACATGATGAAGCGGGATACTGGCGTGCCAGTTAGGTTAGCAGTCAACGCAACCCACGACATAAGAGTGTTAACGATAGGCGTTACGTCGCTGGCGTCCATTTTCTGTGCGTTGCCGTCTGCGTTAGTAGTGCCCCACATTTGCATCGGCTCCAACTGGATAGGGTCGCCGTTTGCGTCAACAGGCTCAAATCCTGATACGAAAATCGTCGAGAATGATGACATGTCAGATATTCCCAAAACATCCAACGCGATTTTATTGATTACATCCTGATTAGGTATTACCTCCCAAATCTCGGACTGGTCGCCGTTGTTACGAAAATGCGCCACGTTGATACCAATTGGTTTACCGCTCCCATCCGTAAGCGGCACAGGGAATGGCTGACCATCCTCCACGTATTCTTTCCAGCCTGAATCGTAGAAGAAACGCTCGATGCGGTCTGGGTAGTACACAGTTCGACGGCGGCGGGTACGTGGTTGTCCGTTACTGTTTACGACCGTCTCCACCCACTGCTTTACAACCGCCGACAATTCGTTCGGGTTGCTTTCGCTATAGATAGCAACACACCCGTAAGCATTGCCATTAATGCCCATGTCGTTATCTACGAATAGCTCATTGTGTACAATGCGCGGATATTTCTTTTCTTCGTCCCACTCCACAATGACAAAGGTTTCGCGGTCTACCAGCGCGGCTTCGTGAATGCGTTCTTGCATTTCATCAAGTTTGTTTTTGCGATACACATCCGCCGCCCACTGTGCGACCGGCTTACTTTCACCGTCTTCCGACGTAGTAAATCCCTCTAGCGTCAATTCATCCATGAGCGCGGCTACAATAGTTTTGCAAATATTTAGGCGGAATGTAACAGCGGATTTATGGAGTTGCAGAAACTCTTTCATACGCTCAGTCAAAAATACAACTTGCTCTCCTTGATAGTAATCGCGGCACAGTTGTACGTTCTTCATATCCTCTTGTTGTAAAGAGTCTATGTATTGCAGGTAGTACAGTTCGAGTTCGTCAACAGTTGTTATCATAGTACATCCTTAGTAGTTGTATGAAAATGCCTTTGGTGAGCCTGTCACAATCCCGCTCACCACATACCGCAACGCATCGAGTCGATGGTAGCTGGCTTTGTCTTTAATTTTCTCAGTCGCCTGCCCACTTGCGTCCAACTCGCGGGCGTATGTCCCGAACTCGTCAATGATGCCCGTGCAACCGCTAAACACATACAGCGAGTTTGTTTTTATCAGCGCAATCACGCGGCTGATCCCCGCCTCCACATCGGCTACAGCTGGCTCGCCTAACACTAACCCCGCCGCGCTCCAATCCATGCGTTGCTGGGTCTCCGACTTCGCGCCGCCCCACGCTTTCAGGTTGCGCTCATTGTATTGTCTCACCGCGTCAACATGCTCTTGCGTAGTCTTGCCGCCATCCAAACTTTCGCGGTACAGATAATATAACTTGCTCTCTGGGTCTTGCGCTATCCATATTTTCGCTGTATGCACCGCGCCAAAGTCAACGCCGAGAAAACGCGCCCAGTGTTGCGGGATGTCGAACGGGGCAATGATGTTACTTTGCCCGAAATCCTCATAAATCATACCGGCGGGGCGCGAGAAATTGCCGTTGTAAAACATCTCGAACTTCCACGCCGGTAATGTCGCGCGCGCTCGCTCATACTCTGCAACGGGGAACGCGGGATTCATCGTGGACTTGAATTGCACCACCTGAATACTACTGTCACCGCCGCGCCATTTGTCGAACACCTGCGTTTTGAGCCAGCCGAGATTATACGGGGTAGTGCCAGCCAGTACCCGTCCCTGTGACAACGAGAGCCGACGCTGTAACGCCTCCCACGCATTAACCTTTACACCATCTTGACCGCACTCGTCAAATAACGCACCTTTCGCACTGGCAGACTCGAGACCGCCTTCCGCGTCCGCGCTACGGCAGATGATACGCGTGAACATGCGCGGCTTGTCCTGACGATGGATAGTGCGGTCTGACGCGGAGTATTCCCACCCGAACACGTCCTCAAAATAATGGCGTAATTCGGGGAGGAATTTTAGCTTTAAGAGGTCGTAAGTCGCCGTCACCGCTAAGTAGTCCCCTCTGCCACATTGACGTATCTCACGTTCCAACCATATCGGGAGGTATGACGTTTTGCCGCTTTGTGTACCGGCGATGACGAATACAAAACGCCGGTCACTGTCATGCGCTTGTGCCTGTCCATGATGTAGGTTTATGGTCAATTTCTCGCCAGTGCGTTCGATTAGCATTAATCATCTTTCGGTACGTGTTTTATAATCTCAATTACTTTCGGTGCTTCCAATCGCTCGCCGCCGCTGGTTATGTCTAGTTTGTCCTCTAGTATCTTCGGGTCAAGCACCTGCAACGCCAGCTTATTGTGCGCGGGGTTGCGCGATGTGAATAACAGGCGGAGCATAGCGTCGAGCCGCGTCATCTCTGTTTTGTCTTCGCGTTCCAGCAACTCGGCGGCGATTTTCCGCATGTGTTGGCGCATGAGGATGGCGTCACGCGGCACGCCCTTGACGTTGCGGCGTGGGTCGTAACCTTTCTTGAACGGTTTGAGGTTCTCTTGATTCGGGTTAGAATTAGCCATATTTCACTGATTATTCGCAGTTTCCATATTCCATATCTTTTCGGCTTCTGAATTAGACAAAGTGTTCCCGATGTATTCAAAAGACGCCACAAACCTTTTTCGTAATTGCCCGGACCAACTCGACAAGGTCGAGTTGGTCCCTGATAACGACTTCTTAATGGTTGGCGATTGTTTCATTTTCCACAATTCCGAATTGGCTCTTGCTTTTATCATAGACGGGTGACTTGTTTCTGAAATAAATCTATAATTAAGTCCTTTGCATATTGCGCCGATATACGCACTCATCGCATTACCAATGCCGACTCCCTGATAATCAGGTAAGCAAACCGTCCGGTGCTCTCTTTTTATGTTTTTAACTTTTGCGTGCGGGAAGTGCAATACAGCCGTAAACGCAACAGGCACGCCTTCCCAAAACGCACAGAAGCAAACTGCCGATTTATTTAATGATGTATTCAAATAATGATGCTTCCTGAATAACTGCCAAGCGGACGAATGAACGCGCTTAATTTCGAGATTGATTTTAGGTCGTTGATGAAGCCCCCTCCCGACTGTAAGCTCATCAGTTGCGGGCTGATAAATCCAGTCTGGTTCTAACCATTTTACTATGTCGTAATGACAAGACACGGCTACAAATCTTTGATTGCGCTTCCTGACAGCCTTTTGTATCGCCGCACTTCCAATTTTTGCAACTGTACGATCTACGACACTTGTGAACTCATCTACTACCGCTAAATGTCTTTGTTCTGCCAATGTCCGCGCCATATTAACTCTAAACTGTTCGCCATTACTCAAAACATGGAACGGGCGCAACCATGCAGGTGGGGAGGAAAATCCAACAGATGAAAGTAAATCACACAAATCTTTGATGCTCATCTCTTTTGGAAAGTTATCAATAACACTTTTGTTTTTTGACCATTGAAAATCATTTAAAATGTATTCTCCGAACAATTGACGTGCGACTGTTGTTTTTCCGCTTCCGCTTGCGCCAACGATTAAACCTATATTCCACTCATTAGGTAAATCAAGATTGACCGTCCATTGCTCTGTGCTTTTCTCAGATGGAGGCACGTCGAAAATGCCTTCAAGTTGCATAACTCGCGGCGTTCTGGTTATACTTGATTCTCTTACGATAACAATGCCCGACACTTTAGTCCCTCCGCTATAAATCTATATAATAATTCCGTCTGTTCGTGTTCCGTTTGACAAACAATCATAACTGCAAACTGTTCCGGTATTATTTCATTTTCTTCTTTTGTTTCTTTTCTCAACCCCATCCCATCCACCAACCCGTCGAAAATCTTGTCCTCATTCCGCAACGCGCTTAGTATTGCCTTATCGCCAGCCGCTAACGCCGCAAGGATACCGATGTCGGGATTGTACGATTGCTTGCCAACCTCATTATCTTCGATAGCCAGCGCGTAAAACTCAGGCGAGTTTGGTTCGATGTCATCGCGCACGACGTTGACCAGTTGATTGCCGGTTACGTGTACATTGATAATTTCGGTGAATCCAGCATCCACCGCGTTTTCGAGCGTGAAATTGCCAGCTCCCACCACTGGCACATCAACGCCTTTACCGGCAGACGCGATGGACCGAAACGCGCCACGTTTGCGTAGCGAATTGCCAAGCAGTTTTCCGCCCTTCTGGGTGTGCTTGTTTACATTATTTAAATCCGGCGTCGCGCCGTCTTCAATTGGCAGAACTTCAACTCGTGGAGTTTTCACAAATTATCCTTTCGTCAATTCGGCAAACACTGCACCCGCTGGGCGTCTATCGCTACCCAGTGCCAACCCGCGCCGCAATCCAAAACGAACGGCGCAGGCGTGCTAGTCGGTGACGGTGTAAACGTCGCGGTCGGTGTATTGCTCGCGGTAGCTGTCGCGGTAGGCGTGCGGGTTGCGGTGGGGGACGGGGTATTACTCAGCGTTTGCGTGGGCGATGTGCCGATGCCCATCAACGCGAGCACCTCCGCTTCGGTCATTGGCGACACACCGAGAAACGGGGCAATCATGGCATTAAATAATATCGCCTGTGCTACCGTCCCTGGGTGTCCGTCGGGGATGCGGATGCACGTTGTATTGCACCACGTATAACGAGCGATTGACTGCCCGCCGTAGTTGTACGCGCTGGTATTTGGATTGCCGCCGTTGTATGTGTTTAGCAGATTGCAGAACGCACTGTAATCCGCAAACGCCGTTCCTTTGGTAGTCGCAAGGCTGGCGAGTTGGGTGTTAAGGCTTGTGATGTTCGCATTCCACGCACCGCTACTGCAATCCTGTTGCGGCACGGCGGCAATCAGGATATTCCCGCCCGCAATCCCCGCATCTTTCAGGCGTTGCACCTGCGTGGTATAGGTGGAAACGATCAAGGACACGGCAGTGCCGTTGCCGATGTCATTTGAGCCGAGTAGGATTACAACGCGATTAATATTGCCTTTTGTCCATGCCGATATAATACTCGTTACCATGCCGCTCATCTGCCCCACGACAGTATACCCGCTATAGGCGTAATCAAATGCGTAACAGTTTGATGTATTCATCGCGCCGTAGTTCACGCCGCGAATGCGCTGGCTCGATTCGACCCAGTTGAACGCGGTAGCAGTACCACGATTGATACAGCGGTACTCGTGGCTGATACTGTCGCCAATCACTGCAATGCCACTCGGCGTTTGTGCGCGAGCGGAGAGGACGGGGATAATTAGGATGACGATAAGGGAGAGTAGGGTTAGTTTTTTCATTGATATTTTGTATCACTAATTCGCGCGTACAGGGACAACCATAGTTTTGTCAAGCGTCCGTGAACCGCTCGTGACAATCCGGCACAGGATGCTATAGTCCTCACCGTCCGTACCGCCTGAAAGCCATACGGTTACAACAGTGTTGGCAGAGTAGGAGATTCCGCGAATAGTCACGGCGTCCTTGTTGCTACTGTCAACCGTGATTCCAGAGTCCGGCGTGATGGTGAAAGTGGCAATGGTCTCTCCTTGCAGTTCGCCGTTATCCGTAACCGCGCCGGTGTTGACGCCGGTTTTTTTGTCGCACCATACAAAAAAATATGGTTCGATATTGTTCGGGTCTTTTGATGGTGCTACGTTTGACATTATGCCTCTATACGTTTATCGCGGTATTCTTCGCCAACGCGCTTATCGCGGCGCGGGGTAGTGTCGCGCTTGTCTCTAAATTCAGCCGCTATAGTTTTATCGCGGTACTTTTCGGCGATGCGTA